AGGACAAGTCGTTCTCGCGTGCGAAATTGGCGAGCTGCCCACCGATCTCGGCTACCGGCTCAAGCTGCGCGATGTGCTCGCGTAGCTCTCCCCGCTGGCGAAGAAGCACTTTGAATTTCTTCGCCGCCGACGGCCCCATGTTGGCCGCGTCAGCTTCGGTCAGTTCTGCGCCTTCTGGCCCCTGGTCGGCCTGATCTCCTTCATCGACGGCGGGTGACGTGGGAACGTCGGTCGGCTTCGCAGCCAGGACGTCGCCCTCGGTGTCGGCTGGGACAACCTTGAGGACGGCGTCGAGTAGGCTCGGCTTCTTTCCCGGTTCTGCCCCCGGAGTTTCCGTCGTTTGACTGGTCCCGACGGGGGACACGGCGTCGGCCGAGGGGGTCGGGACCGACGCCGGCGTGTCCGAAGAAGGTGTGCTGGGAGCGGGTAAGTTTTCTTCGGCCACGGAACGAACTCTTACTCCAAACTAATTCGGAGCGGAAGGCGGACCCGGAGGAGCCGCGTTCATCGGGGTGGGAGCCGACGATCGCGGGCTGGGTGGGGAGGGTTTGTTTGCGCCGCCCAACGGGCCTTGCGCGTTCGGGTCCGGACCCCCGGCGGGGTCCGCCGACGCGCCCGGCTGCATCCCATTCTGGGCGAGTATGCTTGGCATCCCGGCGGTGACCGCGTCGTCAAGATTGATACTATCGTCCATCCGGGAGATCGCCTGCTTGGCCATGAAAGCCGGGGTGATCCCGGGTATCTGCATCATGATCGGAGCCAAGCGTTCGAAGTTTTGGAGTTCCCTGGCCTGATCGGGGCGGCCCGAGGAACCCGCCTCGATGTCGAGGACGAGGTTGCGGGCGACGTCGCCCCTGGTCAGCGTCGGCCAGATCGCTCCGGGTCCGACGATCTCCTTCACAGTTTCCTCGGAGACGTTCAAGAGGAGGATTTGGCCCGCCGCCTGAGCCATCGCTGAAAGAGTGTCGTCGATGTCATCGATTTCGGAGCCAGTCGCCGTTGCCTTGGCTTGAGCTGCGATATTGCTTTCAGTAGCTGTTGCGCCTGCTGTCGGTCCAAGGTCAGCCGACTGGTCGCCGACGACGCGAAGGAAATCTTGGAAGACTTCCTGGGTGGCGTAGATGTTCGGGTCAACCGGCACTCCCTTGATCGCCTGCAAGACGGAATTGATATCGGTCCCCGGCTGAAGTCCAGCCACCGCGATGAGCGCGTTGACCGGCGGATTGCGGAGAACCTCGATGTCTTCCTCGGAGAGGATGCCCTCGGCGTAGGCCGTCTTCGGGCGGTTGGCGAAGCGGTGTTCGCGCAGGCCCTGGCGCGAGCGGTTCAACTCCAACTGCATCGAGCGGATCAGCATGACGTCCGACGGCGGAAAGACTTTCCCCTCGGTTTCGTTGAACGCCACCAGGAACCACGGCCAGAACGCATCGGTGTAATATTCCGGCGAGGCCGGCTCGCGCAGGAAATCCGGGTAGCCGTCGCAGACGACGTAAACCAAGCCGTCGGTCTTGTCATAAATCTCCCAGACCAGCATTTTCGACGGGTTGCTGGCGTCGCCCGACGGCCGCCCCATCAGCTCCTCGACCTGCCCGAAATCGGTCGAGCCGTCGATCGTCCGGTACTGGGTGGCGGCGCTGCCGACGTCCACTCCGTAAGTCTGCTCGATCTCGTCCTCGCTCAGGCAATACTCCTCGGCGGCCCAGCCGCAGCCGAGGAAGCTCCTCAGCGCCGTGCAATTCTTGTCGGGGATGATCGCGGTGCTCTTCGGCCATGTGAACATCAGGCCTTCGCGCAGGACGATGTCCTGCTGCGCGGCAAGGTCGGCGATCACCAATCGCATCTGCTCGACCTCGGCGGCGTTGGGCTGAAGTTCGTTGTCGGCGACGTCGGCGGATATCTGCTCGATCAAGGCGAGCTGCTGCTGAGCGTCGGCAAGTTTACTATCCAGGTCGGGGGATCGCCCCATGACCCGCTGGAAGCCGACTTTGACCCAGCCGACGCCGCTGGTCGCGGCGCGGCGGACGGTCATCTTCATCCGCGACTTGAAGCTCTGCTGCTGCTGGCTGACCTCGTACTGGTAGAGAATTTCGAGCGTGCGGGCGATCTTGTTGGCTTGGTCGACCTGCGCCTTGACCTGCTGAACGTCAGCGACGATCGCCTGCGCTTGTTGCAGCTCTTCCGGCGACGGCCCCATCGGCATGGATATGCCAGCTTGCTGGGCCATCTGCGCGAGGCCCCCCATCAGGCCGCCGGGCGCTCCGGGCGGACCCGGCGGGGGAGGAGGACCGCCGGGCGAACCCGGACTTGCACCGGCACCCGGCGGCCCAGGCGGCGTAGGGCTGGACATCCCGCCACCGCCATTCATTGCCGGAGCCGGCGGCCCCGGTTGTCCCGGCATTGCCTCCGGCGGCGCTCCGCCCGGCAGCGCGCCGCCCAGGCCAAGTTGAGAAGCGGCGACGCCGAGGCCAGCCCCGAGCATCAGCTTCTGCATCATCTCCTGGCGGGCCTGCGCCTGCTGGAGGACTTTCTGCGCGGTCTGGAAGCTCTCGATCTGGCCGTCCCAGACAGTGGCGTAGAGCTTCGGGCGCGGCTTCGCCGAGGCCTTGGGGTTTTTGGCGTAGAGAGCAGCGGTCCTTTGCTACATGGCGCAACGTGACGTTCGCCACATAGCGATCGTCGAGGCCGTCGTTGAAGGCCGACGCCTTGCTCTCTTCCTCCCATTGGCGGCCGGCGCAGAATTTCTGGTCGCGGATCATCTGCCGGAAAACGGGTTCCCAGTGCTTGCGGGCCGCCTTGACGTCGTCGATGCGCTTCTTGACGAGGGCCTTGCGCTTCTCGTCGAGATCGGGCGGCGCTTGCCGGGGAAGGGTCTTACCCGTGGCCGGCGTGGGTGGCCCGGGCGTGAACATGCCCTGCCCCGGATCGATCGGCGGCAGCATGCCGGGGGCCGGACCCGGCACGCCCGGAGGAGGAAAACCACCTGTCGACATCACCAACCTCCTGGGACGACTGTCCGCTTAGTCGTCTCGCGCGCAGACTTTTTCACCCAGCCCAGCGTCCCCGGCTGCGGACCCGCCGGGGCCGGCTTCGGCTTGCGGTTGGGAACATGGATGCCGAGGCCGAGGCCGATCCAGGAGATGAAATCGACGAAGTCGTCGTGGGTGCCGTAGGGAAACTTCAGCAGCTCATCGCGGGCCTCGGCCCACCAAGGCGCGAATGAAGGAAAATAGACCATTCGCATCGCCATGCGACCATTGATGGCCTGGGCGCGGGTCTTTTTGTCGTGCGTCGGGGTAACCTCCATGACGCTGCAAAAGATCGAGCGTTCGAGCATGCGCTTTCTCAAAAACGGCCCGATCGACTTCGAGATGTGGCCTTTTTCCGCCCACCAATAGAGCGGCTTGTAGAGGGCCATCAGGTCGATCATGTGCTCGACGACGTAGTCGGTCGAGTACCTTCCCCAGACGAGCTGCGGCATGACCCATATATTCTGATCCTTGTCCAAGCCGATCACGCCGCAGCAGGTCTTGTCGCGCTCTTGGGCGAGGGAAACCGCGTGATCAGACGCCGCGTAGAAGCGCAAATCCTCTTTCGGCGGCATCTCGTTCTTGGAGTAGGTCATGACGCAATCGCCGGGGAAGAAATTCCCGGCGTCCGGCGTCGGCGATCCCTGGTAAAGGGCCTGGAAACCGCGCGGGTCGGCCTCGCGCAGGTCTTCGAGGTGCTCGACCGGGAAACGTTCCGGCCAGAGGGCCTCGCCCACCTTCCTGCCGATCGGATCGTTGTCCTTGGCGATCGCCGGAAGGTCGATTATCGACCATTTCTTCGCTTCGGTGAGGACGTAGCAGGAATTGGTCTTGTCGGTCAGCCGGCCGACGAGGTCGTCTTCGTGCCAGCGGGTCTGGATGATGATTATCCAGCCTTTATAGGTCACCAGACGCGACCGCATGACCTGCGTGTACCATTTCCAGACTTTTTCCCTGACCGTTGGGCTATCAGCCTCTGTTCGATCCTTGATCGGGTCATCAATGATAAGCCCGATGGCCCCGCGCCCAGTAATCGAGCCACCTCGCCCGGTGAAAAACACTTTTCCGCCCGTTTCGACCTCGATGCGGTCGACCGAGGCAGTGCGAATGCTGATTTCGGGGAAAATCTGCTTGAAGACCGGGTCTTCGATCGTCGCCATGACCTCACGGCCGAAATCCCAACTGAATTTCTCGTTGTACGAAGCCGAAATGATGCTGTCGCGGGGGTGCTTGCCGACAAACCAGGGCGGAAACAGCCGCGAGGCCAGCTCGGACTTGCCGTGACGCGGCGGGCAGTTGATTATCAGGCGTCGGAGCCTTCCCGCCTCAACCTCTTCCAAGGCCGCCGCGATGACTTCGTGATGGATTGCCGGCTTGTAGACCGAGAAATCAGCATCGTCGGCGTGGTCGGGGTCCGGGTGCATCGCCTTGGCGAACCCAATCAAGGAGTTTCGCGCGGCGATGCCCGTTTTCCGCCTTTTCAGGGCCTGGAAATACCTGATTTCATCGGCCGAGAGCTGTCCCATCAGGCGACGGCGATCCCGTTCGAGTTGACGGTGGTGGTTTTCCCGGCGACCGTCGCCGTGACGGCGCAAGAAACCGTCTTGCCGCTGTCGGCAGCCACCAGAAGGTAAGTCTGCGCCGTCGCACCGGCGATCGCCACCCCGTTGCGCAGCCACTGAAAAGTATATGTCGGCGCTTGTATCCAGGTGCCGACAGTTACTGCCAGGGTCTGCCCGACGACCCCCGTCCCGGACGCCACCGGCGGCGTGATGTTGATCGGCACGCCGCTCTCGTAGGCCTGATCGACGACCCCCAAATACGGCTTCATCGCCCGCGTGACGATCTTCTGGTGGGTCTGGATGAAGGTCACCTCGGGCGAGGTCAGCGCGAACGGCTCGACCCCCGGCGCGAAAGCGACAGCGTCTTCTTTTTCCTTAGCGGTGGCTCTTGTCACGGTCGTGCTCCTTGTGCGCCGGCGCTTTCTCTTCCTTCGGCGCTTTCTCTTCCGGCGCAGGCTCGAACGGCGACTGCGACGGCGGCGGCCCCGACGAGCCGCCGGCGGGCGGGGCCTGCCCGCTCTCGTCAAGCTCGGGGGTTTTCGGCTCGGGGGTTTTCTTCTCAGTCGACATCATCGCTCTCCTGTCGAGTTCACGTTCCCGGCGCTTGACCGCGCCACCAAAAGCAGCCGTTTCAGCTATCCCCGTCACGCACCCTGGATGACGAAGCCGAAGACCTTCCACCCCAGCAAAAACAGCAGGATGAAAAAGATCAGGGCGTTGGCGTGCAGCGCCCACGGATAGGCGGACCCCGCCTGCCAGTAGAAAATCCATGAGAAGAACCACAGCACCATGACCAGCCAGAAAATAAATCCGATGGACATCACGGCGTCTCCTCTGCGGTGACGTTGATCTTCTCGCTGTAGAAAGCCCGCAGGAGAAGGTGGTCTTTCGCACTGTGGATGATCGGGCCGATGATCGACGCCGCCGGGCTGGCCTCGACCAGCTTCTCAAGCTCGCGGACAAACTCCCGGATTTCGTCGCCGACTTTCGACATCAGACATTCTTTCTCCGCCGCCAATGGCCGAACATGCCGAGGCCGGCAAGACCCGCCGGGAACAGCAATCCGGCGGCCGGGATCGGCGTCGCCGCCGCCGAGGGCCGGGCGACGATGTAGAAGCTCTCGCCACCATCGACGGCATGGTCCCACGACGCCTGGAACAAAAGCCGGTCACCTGCGGCAAGGCCGCTCCCGGCAAGGTCGAAGCCCGAGATCAGGTAGTCCGCCGAGCCGTTGCCGTTGCGGATGTCCGGCATCGCGAAAGACGAGGCCAGATCGAACAGGATCAGCGAGCCGAGCGGGCCGCTGCCGGACTGGTCGAGGTCGAGCAACCGGAACTGCGTCAGCACCTCCGAGGCGGCGTGCGTGGAGTTGACGTCGACGGCGACGCCGAAGGTCAAGCCGAGGTCGCCGAGGCCGGTGAGGAAGTTGCTGAGCTGCCCGACCGTGTAGGGCGTCACGGTGACGTCGTCGTCGTTGGCGAACGCGCCGGTGATGTTGCTCGAGAACAGGTTGAAGCTGCTGTCGTTGCCGGTCGAGTTGAAATTGTTGTAGCCGAAGCCGACAGGGTTATGCGCCTGCGTCGTCGCGCAAATGATGCAGGGGTCGGACGCCGACTGCGGCACGACATCGGCGTCGGCCAAAGGGGCAACCGTCAGCGTACTGGCATAAGCCGGGGCCGCCGCGAACAGCGCCGCGCCAGCCAGCAGCAGTCTACGAACGCGCATTAGAACCTCCCGGTTAAGAGCAAGACGACGAGAACGATCAGGACGATGCCGACGGCCCCCGAGGGATAGTACCCCCAGCCGGCGGCGTAAGGCCAAGTCGGCAAGACCCCGATGAGCAGGATGACCACGATCAGGAGAACGAGGAGCGACATCGGGCTTACCTCTTCACGCGCTTCTGCGAGCCTCTGACGGCGTCCCGGAAAGCCTCGCCGGCATCCAGCGACGGCGACCACGGCAAGACCATGATGTCCCACTTGCCGTCTTGCGCGATGCCGAGGTTCTCCTGCACCTCGCCATGCTGCAAGACGGTCGACGCCGACACGTCTATTCCGTAATTGGCGCAAAGATCGGCGGCGACCGCAGCCAGCACTTCCCACTGCGACAGGAGCAACGGGTAGCTCCCCGGCTTGAACGGGCTTTCGACCGCGCCGGCCATGCAGGCGGCGCTGATGCCGATCGATCCCGAGTTACAGTTTTTGGTGTGGGCGGCGTAGCCGTCGTTGTCGGAGGTCGAGACGTTGGCCGCGATGCTCTTGTCGCCGCGAACGAGCTGCCCGTCGCCGCCGACGATGATGTGATAGTGCTCTTTATCGGTGGCCGAGACGACGTAGCTGCCCGCCGTCCAGTGGACGATGATCCGCTCCATCGCGCAGTCCGGCATCCAATCCGGCGGGACCACCGTCGTGTCCGGCGGCGGCACGCTCGCCGTGCCGAGGTCGGTGCCGTCGCGAAACCAACGCTGGCACGCCTCGGAAGTCTCGTCGCCCCAATAACCGTCAGCTCCATACTGGGGGAGCGAGTAGCCGTGCTCCATCAAACGCTTCTGAAACTCGGTCGGGGTCCAGGACATCATGCGCCTCGCGCGAGATAAGCGACCAGTCCGCCGACCATCGCGCCGACGGCGGCGATCGCGGCATCCTTGGTCAGCTCGCTCACCCTTACACCCAAAGCCGCCGCGACGACGATAACAATCAGGACCACGCCAAGCGTGAAGGCGATGACGAGGGCGACGGAGCCGCGATACTGGCTCATTGCGGTTCCGGGTGTAGCTCTTTCTCCCGATTAGCCGCGTACTCTAAAAGCTTGGCTTGCTCGTCCTTTGACCGATAGTATTTTGGGTCTTTCGGCAAGGGCATTCTCTCCGGCACTGTTGGTGCAGGATAAGGCACAATCACCCACAAACCACCGTAAAACTTAACGATGGTTTCAACTAATGAAGTTGCCCCCGGTGCAGCAACGCCCTCTGTTTGAGCATGTGCGGCTAAATCGACTGTGTATGTATCCACAGCCGCCTGTAAGTCGTAGCCCAAAGCCTGATATGTCTGAACGTCAATCTCATACGCGGACATTACCCACCCCTTATGATGTAGTTGACCAAGAGTGTTGGCTGCATGTTGTTATGAGACTGGCTATAAGGCCCACCAGTCATGCCCATAGTTCCTGTACTGACAATTGTACCGCCTTGAGTATTGCCGGCTCCGTTAGTACTAAACGCTGTAGGATTGTTTCTTGAATTGAACAAATGGTTATGGTCAACCAGTTCACTTTCTATCAGCGCGAGCCTTTGAATACCACCGAAACCACCGATCCCGACACTGACAAAGTTACCCGCCGCTCCAGTCGCCAACCTGCCCGCCGCGCCCGTTCCCATGTCGTCGATGCCGGCCGGCGCTCTTCCCCGCAGGTCGGGCAAGCCGAACGTGGTCGAGCCGTCGCCGGCACCCCACACCGCCAACCCGCCGGTCATGTTGAGGAAGAGAGCGTAGAGGTTGGGGTTGGCCGCGCGGTTGATGTTCTGGCCGTTGCAGGCGAACCAGCCCGCCGGGACGGCGTTGACGGCCCCGGCGAACGGAAAGATGACCCCGGCCGGAACTGCCGCATCGACATACTGCTTGGGGGCGGCTTGCAGCGCGCTGACCGGGTTACCGGGAAGATTGAGCGGCTGGGCGACAGTCACCTGTCCGTTGGCGCGGCTGATCTTGAACGGGGCCTCGATGAGCGTGCCGGCGTCGGAGTAGCGCAAAATCGAGAAGTTAGACCCGGCGTTACCCACGCTCTCGGCGTCGGCATCGCCGGGGGAGATGATCCAGCGGGACACCCCGTTGGTCTGCCCGTAGATCACGCAAAACGTACCGGACGCGGGCTTGCTCAAGACAAGCGACGGCGACGCTTTGGAGATGGCGATATCGCCGGTCAACCCGCCGCCGGCGAGCGGCAGTTTGCTATCGACGGTCTGCTTGGTCGCCGCGCCGAGAGCTGCCACAGGCTCGCCACTGAGGAGAAGCAGCCCGGTCATCGTCCCGCCAGCCAGCGGCAGGTACGTCGCCGTCGCGTCGGCAAGGGTGACGCCGCGCGTCCAGCTTGCCGGCGCGAACGCCCCGGGTCCGGTCGCGGCGATCGCCCGATAGAGGACGCCGCCCTGTAAGACATGGTCGCCAATATTGTAGTGGGCGGTCGCCGAGAAGAACCTGACGGCGATGAGATCGACGGCGGTGCCGGCGACATCGACGACGCCGAACTGCAAATCCGGATAATTGACGAAAGGCTCGCCGGGCAGCTTGCCGGTCGGGCGATTGCCGGCGACGGTCGAGCGCAGTACCTGGGTCGGGTTGGTCACGGAGGTATCTACCTCTCCCTTCGGGCGGTATCTACCGCCGGGCCGTGGCGATGATTAGCCGGCTAATAAGTTCCTGCGTCGATGGCGTAGGCTTGCAAGTAGCGCAGCGTCACCGGCTGAAGGATCGTGGCCGGGTCGGCCGCAAGGGTCAGGGGTCCGGTCAACGTCCCGCCCGTGAGCGCGAGGCGCGAAGTGTCGGACGGATGAACGTGATCGGCCCGCGCCCAGGTCGTGCCGACGCCGACATCGCCGATGCCGTCCATGAGAGGGGCGACGCTCGCACCCGGCAGGACGGCGACGACATCGGCCGGGAGCAAGACGACGGCCCCGACCCGCGTGTTGAAGCTGGCGACGCCGGCGACGCCCGAGGCGACGGCGTCCTGCACGAATGCCGTCGTGGCGACCGAGGTGTCGTTGTCGCCGCGCGCCGGGGTCGGCGCTTGTGGGTTGCCAGTAAAAATCGGCGACGCCTGCGGCGCGCCGCCGGCCCCGGTGATGTCGTCCTGGGTCAGGACGACCAGACCACTCCTGCCATTGAACGAGTTCACGCCGGTGAACCCCGAGAGGGTCAAGGCAGCTTGAGAGGCCCACCAGCGGCTCGACCAGTGGTTCCCGGTCAAACCAGTAGTCGCGAGGACATTAGGCGGAATGGTGTCGGGCATGTGCTCGGCCCATTCGATCGACACCTGCGCCCAGTCTTGCGCCGTCGCCGCAGCAAAAGCCGCGTCGTTCTGTGAGTTGTCGGCGGTGGCAAGAGTGTCGATGGCTTGAGCTGCGAGCGGTTCGAGCTTGGCCTTGAGCTGCTCCTGGACGGTGACGACGTCGCCGATCAGCGCGAGGCTGCGGGCATACTCCTCGACCTGCTCGGCGGCGAAGACTTTCGCGTCATGGAGCAGCTCGCCGATCTCATGGCGATAAACCGCGATCGTCGCCAAGGCCCGCTCGGCGGCGGCCCGCTCTTCCTGCGCCTGGGCGAGGATTTTACGGGCCATCTCCTCGTGCAGGGACTTCGGAAAACTCTCGACCGTGAGCAAGTCATGGTTGAGTTTTCCGTCGGCGCGCAAAAGCCTGTCGAGACGCGCCTCCAAAATGTTGATGGCGTTAGCGTGGCTATCAAATTGGCTGTCGAGGCGATCGGCGGGCAAACGATCGGAAGGGTGATCGTTGGCCCAATCGGCGAAGGAAATTATTTTCGGTACGGCCATCCGGGCTGCCTCGCTTGGATGGGACGGCAGCTTACGCTAATCTGACGCGGCGGGCCAGCCGTGCCACGGCGTGGCCCGCCACTTGACCTCGAAACAGTTGGAGCTGCCTCGATGCCCACCCAATCCTTACTACTTTCCTGCCCGCATTGCGGCGCGCAGTTCGCCCCCCGTCCGGGCAAAATCCATTGTTCGGATCGCTGCCAACGACGCCAAACCGAGAAACGGCGACGCCTCCGGCTACGAGCGGGCGCGCCGCCGCGCCCCACCATTTCCGCCCGTTTCTGGGCCAAAGTCGACAAGCAAGGCCCCGACGATTGCTGGCCGTGGCTGGCATACCGAAACGAGAAAGGCTACGGCTGCTTCTTCGACGGCACTCGCGATATCCGGGCGCACCGCTACGCCTTGCGTGAAGCTGGGATCGCCGTCCCCGACGGCATGGAACCCGACCACACTTGCGGGCATCCTTGGTGCGTCAATGTCCGTCATCTGGAGATGGTCACTTCTCTTGAAAACATCAGACGAGGAAGACGACGTCGCGGTATAGCGCCAGCCACCGAACTCACCAGAGAGCAAGTCTTAGCTATTCGCTCAGATCAACGTGGTTCTACTGTGTTATCCAGAGCTTACGGCATCGACAAAAGAACTGTGCTCCACATTAAACGCCGGACCCGCTATGCTTATTTTTAAAATCGAAACCTAAAAAGTTACAACTTTTTTCCCTCCTGATGCCACCGTCGCCGCGCGCGCCGGCTGGGGGAGCCAGGGGGGCGATCCCAGGTAGGCAGGGGTCCGGACCTGCACGCTAGGCGGGTCCGGACCCCTAACCCATTGAGGGCGTTAAGCTTTCTAGATCAGATCGTAAGGAACGGCCCGCTTCGCTCGAGGCCGCCTGCGAACCCTCGCCGGAGCGGGTCCGGACGCGGGTCCGGCACCCCCGTTCACGACGCGCGCGAGGCGCTCCAGCTCGCTATCAATTTGTGACGCAGTCATTTCTGAGAGAGGCGTCTCGCGGGTCGCCTCGGGAGCCTGCAAGCGACCGATCAGACCCATCATTTCGAGGAGGGTTCTTGAGGCCGCCGCGCGCGCCGCTGCCGGCGCGTTCGCGTCAGAACACACGCTTTCGAGCG